TCCTGATCGTAGAAGTTCTTCGCATCCAGCTTCATCCGATAGCTGGCATAGTCGGTGATGGACTTCTCATCGACGATCCAGTGACGCGACCGCTTCGCCTTGTCCATCTTCGAGAACTCCGCGAGTGTGGCGAAGTTCTTACCATCTCGGATGCGCTCATCTTGCGGAAGACTCAGGAGTCCAGTCTCGATCTCGGTGACTACTGCTCCAAGACGCTGACCTTCCGGGGACTCTGGGTTGAACTCCGCGCCATTGTACGCCTGGGCCGCCACCTGAATCACCGGGAGCCAGTGGTTGGCCACATCGCCGAGGATCTCAGCAGCGAGCGGGTCGGCCTCGGCAACCTTGGTGAGGTCGGTGAGCTTGGCGAATTCCGGGTTGATCTGGGCAGCCGTGTCGCGGGCGACGTCCATGAACGTCTTCTCCAGCTTCGGCTTCAGTTCCGCCATGACGGCTTCGTGCTGCTTCTGGGCCTTGATGGGCTCCAGTTCCTTGGCCGCCTTCTCCTGGGCCTTCTTGGTGACGCGCTCCTCGATCATCGCCTCCTTGGCGACTTCTAGGTCGTCCTCGTCGATCTCGGGCTCGTTCCGCTCGTAGAACTTGGCGTGCTCCTCGGCGTCCGGGTCGAAGTCCTCGTCGGGATGGGCCTCCTGCCACTTCTTCTCGTACTCGGATTCCTTGCGCTTGAAATCGACGTACTTGGACGACACGTCCTTGTAGTTCGGGTTGATCTCCTCCAGCTTCTTGAGCTGCTCCACCAGGCGCTGCTCCTTGGCGGAGAACTTCGGTTCCTCCTGCTTGACTTCCTCGACCGGCTTCGGGGCGGCCTGCTGCTTGACCGCTTCCACGAGCGCCTCGTTGCCCTTGGCGACAGCGGCAGCGAGATCCTCCGCCTGCTGCTTCTTGGACTTCTTCTTGCCGAAGACCGGGTTGACGGGCTCCTCCACCTTGGGAGGTTCCTTCGTCTCAGCCTGCTTGGACTCGGCCTTTGGAGCCTCTTCCTTCTTCTCCTCCTTGGGCTTCTCCTCCTTCTTCTCCTGACCCTCCAGGTTGTTCACCTTGGAGAAGAAACGGGCAGCGGCACTGACCGCCTTGCCAGCCGCCTCTTCCTTGGTCTGGACTGGAGGAGTCTGCTGCGTCTGCTGTTCCTGCGCGGGAGTCTGCCCAGCCTGCTTGGCTGCGGCTTCAATGGGATCAGGCATGTGGTATCGGGAGGTCCGTGGTGATGAACTCTGACTGTTGCTCCGAACAGAGCTTGAGGATTTCTAGCGTGTTCCGGTACTTGTTGGCAAGGCTTAACTTTTCCAACACCCCAACTGGCATCCCATCCTTCAGCCGCATCGGTGGGATCTTCCCAAGTTCTTGGGCCGCTTCCACCTCCAGGATCGCAAGCCTGTGCTCCAAGCTGTCCATGAGGACCTTGCCGTCCCCAAGCATGATCCAGTTCTGGATCCTCTCCACCACCGGCCCAAGGACCGGATTGACCTTAGGTTCGATCATGCGACCGGTTGCGGATTCACCAACTCATTGAGTTGCGCGACCGCTTGGGCGAGCTGGTTGATGTTCTGCGCGTTCTTCTCGGACGCTCCAGCGGTCATCTGGGTGGCCTGGGTGATCTGCTGCATCTGGGCATCGAACTGCTGTAGGGCCTGGCCGGCTCCTTGCAAGCTGGCCTGAGTCTGCTGGGCGAACTGGGTCAACGCCTGCTCGATCTGGGCCTGCTTCTCAGCCAGCGGTCCAGCGATCTTCTGGACGACATCCTGCCCAAGGCCCGCCACCGCTTCACCCACGACCTGTTGGGCGACCTGTGCGGCGATCTGCTGCATCGCTTGGGCGGCCTGCTGCTGTTGCTCCGCTTGGTTCTGCCCATCCATCTGCTGGATGCGCTTCTCCACGTCGGCGGGCAACCGGAAGTCGGTGGGGAGACCGAAGTATTCGGCGATCTCGTTGAGGCGGTCGAAGATGAACTTGGGTCCAACGATGCCCACGATGGCTTGATTGGAGAGGATGCGGTCCAAGAACGCCGTCATCAACTGGGCGACAGCGGGTTCGTTCACCCGGGAAGTCGGATCACGGAACATCCCGAATCCATTCAGCATCAGCTTCTTCTTGTCGCCAGCCACTCCAATGGTGTGCTCCCCGTCCTCCTTGATCTCGAATCCCCACGAATTGAGGAGTTCGCGACCCTTCTTGTCGATGTCAGCCACACTGACGAAGACCTCGTCGGAATCGTAGGCCATGACGGCCTCGTAGAGCATGCGGGCACGGGCAGCCATCGCCTCGTCGATGTAAGAACCGGTGAGCTGAAGACGCTGGGAAGTGTTGGCGTTGATGGTCACCACCTCGGTTGCCGACTGCTGGTGGGACGCCGACGCGCCGATCTCTTGGGGACTGAACCCGAGGGCACGCTCCACCATGGCCAACAGGGCGTTGATGGCGGACAGGATCTCCTGGGTGTTCTGCGCCGGGAAGACCAGCGGCTTCAGGCCTTCTCGGACGTCGTTGACGCCCATGTTCCGGAGTTCCCGGGTGTCCGCCTTGATGAAGTGGATGCCACGCAGGGCGTTCTCGGTCTCGTTCCGGATCTCCTGCAACGCCTCCTTGGAGATAATGTCCGCGTCATGGGCGACGATGCGGATCAGGTTCTTCTTCACCGACAGGAGGTACTGCGAAAGCAGGTTACCGAGGTGGTCCTGGAACGGCAGAAGCTCCTGACCGATTCCGGACGGATCCGCCCGGTTCCCATCGGCGTCGTATTCGTAGACACAGGCCGGACAGTAGCCCCACGGCTTGACGTGGACCACGGTGTTGCCGGCATACACGAACCGGAACCAGACGGGGCCGTCGTAGTCGAACAGCTCGTAGTCCTTCGGGTTCAGCTTCCGGAACATCACCGTCAGGTTGACGGCGGAATCGGAGTGCTCCGAATACTGGTAGCGGAACGCCTTGTCCTCACGGTCGTTGTTGGAGCCGTTGACGCTGTAGTTCGGGAACTTGGCAGCGCACGGATACAGCTCCTGGTACAGCCGGAACTGGGCGGATTCCTGCCACGGGTTCTTCCCGTTGGTGTTGACCTGGATGTTGTCCCGGTTCCACCAGTTCTTGTTGTCGTAGACGTCCTTGAAACGCTGGGTGGTCCAGTAGCCGACGTAGCTGACTCCGGTGTCCGTGTTCAGGGACGACAGAGGCTTGGTCATGTCGTAGAACACTCGGGCCGGATGGGGAATCACGAACGGGATGCCCGCCTTGATGATGACGTCCGAGCCTTCGATCTGCTGCTTCTCCGAGTACCACTCCTGCTCCGCGAAGTTGATGCTCAGTCCGTACAGCAGGGCGTTGTGGATCGACTGGCGCTCCACGGCACTGTAGCCCATGTCCGTGGCGATGCGGGCGATGCGTGAAGTGATCATCCGCGCCTTCATCTTGCTGTCCCGGGACAGGACGTAGGGCTCCAGCTTGTAGAGCGGGTAGACGTTCCGGTCGTTGAACAGCTTCGCCCAGCGGGCCTTCAGGTAGGCCGCGAGGATAGGGATGTAGACCGTGAAGAATGTGGGCAGATGGATGTCTTGGGCCGCATCGGCCTCGGAGCAGGGGCGGTTCTCCCAGTTCAGGAACTCACCACGGGAGTTCACCCGCTTCATCAGCAGGCGGTCGAGGTGGAAGTCCTTGGCCAGCTTCAGCACATCCTGGCGGCTGGTGGTGCCGGAGTTCAGCAACCCACGGGCGTAGCTGTAGGTGATCTGCTCGGAGGAGATGTCGTAGGCCCGGTCAATGGCCCAGAAAGCCCTGGCCCTGTCAAGGGTGCGGGCGATGCCGTCGTCGATGCGCGACTGGTCCGTGGACAGGATGTCGGCCGCCTTCGGATGGCGCTCCTTCATCTGCGCGGTTTCGAGCGTGAAGATTGCCTTGAGCTTCTCGTCCGAGTAGCCCGCTGCCGTGAGAGCTTTGATGTCTACCATGATCTTACCCTTCCAAAACCTTCCGCTTGCTGGACCGGATCCTGTGCAGGTCCAACAACTCCCACGCCTTCTCCCTTTTGTTCTTGGGCACCCTGCCCTCGATCCTCAAGACCAGCCTGGGTTGGAACTTGACCCCCGGGACAGGCTCATACAGGAAGTCCAGCTTCTCGTCCAGCAACGCCAGCGACCACTTCAGATCCTTGCGCGACCGGGTGAACCGGTAGCGATGGAGGGCGACTGCGATCGAGATGGTCCCGTCATCGTGGGGAACCACCGCGAGCTTCTTGCGTTTCGGTGAATCCCCGGACATCAGGCCTTTTCGTACTCACCTTCATCCTCGCCCTCGGATTCACCTCCCTCCTCGGGCTCACCGAATTCCCCGGCGTGGACCTCGAACTCCACGTTCTTACCCCACTTCTGGTCGCTGACTCCAGTGACCTTCAGGGTGAGCGTGGCCTCGATCATGTCGCCGACAGCCGGAAGCTCCTTCCCGAAAGCCATCTCCAGGGACTTGTCCCGGATGGTCAGCGTGGGGTAGCACATCCGCCTGTCTGGCTTTGCCGGGGTCGGCATGTCGCTGTGGGACTCCTTGTAACCAAGATCCTTCATACGGCTTGTCAAGAGACCAGTTTCTCTGCACTCTGGCAAGAAGGAATGAGTCAGGACTATTGGTTGCCCCCCATGAGCAAGAAGGGGATGGACGTCTTCAACGACTACCATCGTTTCCTTCTGGTCCATGGGGCACGCCGCACAGGAAAGACCATCGCGTTGGCGGACAAGGTGTTGCGCCACATGTACGAGAACTCCGGGGCGATCGTCGGAATCGTCGCACGCACCCTGCGCTCCGGTGAGCAAGGTGTATGGGGCGACTTAGTCCGGGCCGAGAGCGGACGGCTGGCCATCTGGACCGCTGGGTGTTCTCTGAAGGTCGTCAAGGAGCCGTCCAGCTACTCCACCACCAAGGTCTCCTACTTCCGGATCCAGTCCCACGACGGGGGCATCAGCGAGTGCCAACTCCACTCCTTGGAGTTCGACGACGAGGTGGAGACCAAGTTCAAGGGTGCCAAGTTCTCGCTGATCCAGATGGTGGAGGCCGACAACTTCAAGTCCCGGCTCGTCTTCTCCACCCTCACCCAGACGCTCCGTCTCCTCGACTACAAGAAGCAGCAGTTCCTACTCGACACCAACCCTCCTCTTGAGGGCAAGGAACACTGGCTCTACGGGGAGTTCTTCGAGAACCCGTCATCCAAGCACCACCAGATCAAGATCGCCATCGAGGACAACCCGTTCCTCACGCCCGAGGAGCGGCAGGAGGTGTACGACGGCTACAAGGACGACCCTAACAAGCTGGCACGCTACTACTACTCGGAATGGGTGGAAGCGAGGAACGAGGGGTCCGTATTCGAGAACGTCTACAAGAAGGAGGTCCACGTCGTCCCCACGGTCAAGACCGAGAACGTCGATGAGGAGGACTGGGAACTCCTGTGCCCCACACCGGACTGCTACACCCTCCACACCGGCTGGGACATCGGCGACCTCTCAACAGCCTTCTCCATCATCGCCCCACGATCTGGTACAGAACTGTGCTTCGACGTCATCGACGAGATCGTCTGGATCGACGAGGACAACCGGTCCCTGGCCGAGTTCACGGACGAGGTCATGGAGATGATGAAGTTCTGGGAGAAGCGCCTCAAGGAAATGTACGACCGGAAGGGTATCATTTGGAACCACTGGTCGGACTCGTCGTCCATGAACGAGAGCATGGCTATTGGTGGCACCGAAGCTGGCCTCGTCTACAAGTTCAGCCGCAAGGCCATTTCCCTACGGCCCGTGACCAAGGGTGCCGGCTCCGTGAACTCCCGGAAGCGCCTGCTCCACCGGCTGCTCTTCGAGGAACGGTTCTACGTGGCGGGCCATTGCAAGTCCACCATCGACATGCTGGAGAAGCTCCCGCCAGGCACGGGAACGTCCGAGGTCAACAGCCGGTCCAAGCACAAGCACATCTTCGATTCCGTCACCTACGCCCTCTCCAGCGCCGTCCCAACCGAACTAGTCCGCAGGGACGAGCCGACAGTCAGGAAGGCGAGCGGAGTCGTCGTCACCCTATGAGCCAATTCGTTTCCTCTACCGACAGGCAGCTCTGGATCACCAAGAACAAGCCCTTCGTCCAACCGCTCTGGTGCGTTGGTGGCGAGGTGGGCGGTAACAAATACTGGCTGGTTTCTCTTACCTACACCCAGTCCATACCGAAGAAGATCCGTGAGGAGGTCTCCGGGGACCTCTACCACCGGTCCATCAACAAGGACCCATTCAGCCTGGTCATTTCCGACGAGGATCTCCGGGACTACGCCGAGCCCGTCTACGGCACCAACCCCACCTACTGGGCGCGGTACACCCCGGAGCCACAGGAGCGCAAACCGATCGCGACCACCTCGGTGACCGCACGTCCCGAAGAAGCCGATTCATCGGAGAACCTCAGCAAGCACGTCAGCGACGAGCGGTTCCTGAAGATGGCGTGGAAGATGAGTCCCATCGCCGACTTCAAGGTGTTCAAGATGGTCTGGATCGCCCTCTGCCAGGCGATGCCCCACCGTCTCATCATCGACATGATCCCGATCGACTTCGGCTGGGCCAAGCTCCACGCGCTGCCCTACCGCAAGAACTGGAAGCAGATCGCCCTGTCGAGGATCCCCAACTACCTGGAGATCATGCGGAACACCCAAGGCAACACCCTGTTCCAGAGGGCGCTCCAGACCGAGCTTCCCATGCACTTGCGGAACACGGTGATGATCGCCTTGGATGGCGAGTACAAGCACCAAGCACAGAGGACTTTCTGCTGGACATTGGAGGTCGAGGAAGGGGCTGAATTCCATGAGTGGACCAGAGCCCTCGAACAGCAGCGGAACAGCGAGGCCGGG